TTATATCAACTATTGTAAAAAATGAAGATTTTGATCCAATAAAATTATGTGAACAAATAACAGAAATGGGTGTAGTTAACTGGTTGATAGATGGAAAACAAAGGCTGACAACTATACAGTCTTTTGTGATGGGTGGGTTTTGTTTGGGACAAAACATAGAAAATCCAATAATAAAGTATCTTGAAAATACAGTAGATGATGAGGGAAATCCTATTCAAAAAATAAAAGAATTTGATTTAAGAGGTAAGGGTTATACAGATTTACCACCAGAATTAAAATTGATTTTTGATAATTACAATGTTTTAGTTGTAAAACATTTAGATTGTACAGATGATGAAATTGGTTATCATATCCGTAGATATAATAGACAGGTAAATATGAATGGTAATCAGAAAGCCATTACATACATTAATACAGTAGCAGGAGATATTAAGAAAGTAGCTGCTCATAGATTTTTTAAAGATTGTATGTCATTTAAAGGAAAAGATAGAATCAATGGTACAAGTGAAAGAATTGTAATTGAAAGTTTGATGTTTTTAAATCATTTTGATTCTTGGAAAAAAGATGCTAAAAGGCAAGGAATGTTTCTTGATACGAATTCTAAAAAAGAAGATTTTGAAAAATTAAATTCTTTATTAGATGAATTACAAGAAGTAGTCGAAGATAGACATTTGGAGTTATTTAAGAAGAAGAATTCATTCTTATGGATTTCACTTTTTAAAGAGTTTAAGAAATATAATCTTGATAATAGTAGATTTGATGAATTTTTAACAGCTTTTGAAAATGGTTTAAATGAGAAACTTGTAAGTATTCCAAAGCCTACAAAAATTTCAAGAAAATTAGTAAATGAATGTTCATTTAATGATTTAGATGCAGAGCGATCTTCAAAAGATAAAGGATATATATCTACAAAAATACATATTATGAAATCCCTTATGGAAGATTATTTAAAAGAATACATAGAAGAATCTAAATCAGAGAAAGAAAATGTAAATGATAATACAGAAGTTATTGAAGAGAATAATGTAGATAAAGAAAATACAACAAATTCAGTGTTGAGTTTTATTAAGGAGAATGTATCAGATGATATTGACGAAAGAGATTTAGAATGTTTTGAGGATACGTTAGACGATCTTACTATAGAAGTAGACAACAATTCAAAACTACTTGAATCAAGTAATATAAAATCATTACTTGCCATGGTGGCGTACTCATTTAAAAAAGATGAAGACCTGGATAAATGGTTTCCAGATTATTTTAGTAGGAATGATGATTATTTTGCAGACCAGAAAGAGAATTTCTTATATATGAAAGAAGATTTCGATGAGTGGACAGAGAATAAGAAAGGAGAAAAATAATGGGTGGTTATAAAACAAATTGTTAAATTAGAGAATTGCTTTCATCAAGAAGGACACAAAAAAGAATTTACATTTTAGTAATAGGAGGAAATTATATGGTAAATAATAATTTAATGATTTTTGAAGGACACGATGTTGAAGTGTTTGAGCTGAATGGACAGGTGTTATTTAATCCTAAACATGTAGCGGAGATTTTAGAGATTAAAAACGTCAATGATAATCTTAGGAAGATGAATGATAAACAGGTTATCAAACTTAAAAATTCAGATGTCGGTAATGCCGATATCCGAAAATTAAATAATGCAGGTGAGAATTTTCTCACTGAATCGGGTGTTTATAAACTGGTTTTTAAGAGCCGTAAACCAGAAGCGGAGAAATTTAGTGATTGGGTAACAGATGAAGTTCTTCCTACAATTCGTAAAACTGGTGCTTATATGACAGAGAAGACATTAGAAAGAGCCTTAGAGTCACCAGACTTCCTTATTCAGTTAGCAACTAAATTAAAGAATGAACAAGAAGCAAGGAAAGTAGCAGAGAATAAGGTAGAAGAATTGCAACCTTTGGCTGATGTGGCAGAAGAAAGAATTGAGTTAAAAGGTTGTTTCTCACTAACAGATGTTACTAAATCTCTTGATTTTAAGAGAGGACAGATTACTAGATGGGCTAAAGCCTGTGGATATTTACATAAGACTCAGACAGAAGTCAATAAAATTGGAGAGAGATATTTTAAGATCTATTCTTTAGACAGAGTACATAATCAGATTGGAATTACTGATGAAGGATTGCAGATGATTAAGAAACATAAAGAAGATATTATCAATTTCTCAAAAAGAAAAGCGTAAGAGAATACTTAATTAAAAATAATTAATAAATATAAGAGAAGAAGAGGTAACAATATGAATGGATTTATGATGTTTAAAAGGGCTTTACAGGAACACTTTGATGAAATGCAGAAAGAAGCTACACATTTATTTGAAGTAAATGTTGATAAGGATGAATTATGGAATACATATCTTGATAGTTTTCCTATTGGTACAAATGAGATTTTCAGAGAACGTAGAGAACATGATTGTAGTTGTTGTAGACAGTTTATTAAGAATATTGGTTCTGCTGTAATAATTAAGAATAATCAGATGCATACAATTTGGGAATTAAATCTTAATGATACAACATATCAGCCAGTATGTGATGCGCTTGATACTTTTATAAAGACTCATACAATTAAAGATATTTACACAACGAAATTTTCTAAAATAGGTACAAATTATAATTTTGAAGAAATCAATGGGAAGTCTCATCAATGGGATCATTTTTTCTTAGAACTTCCAAGTAAATTTGTAAATAGAACAAATCGTTCAAATGAAGAAATTAAGGGGCAGTTTAGAGATACAAAAAATGTGTTCAAGCGTTCTCTTGATGAAATCAGTATAGAATCACTTGATACGATTCTTGAACTTATCAATTCCAATACACTTTATAAAGGTGAAGAGTGGAAGGGTATTCTTACAGAATTTAAAAAGTACAAAAAGGAATATGATAAATTAACATCTGATTTAGAAAAGGATTTATATGCCTGGGATAAATCAGCGATGGTAGGCATGACTATTGGTAGAATCAGAAATCATTCTATTGGGACGCTTCTTGTTAATGTAAGTGAAGATATGGATTTAGATACAGCAGTCAAGAAATATGAACAGATTGTAGCACCATCAAATTACAAGCGTCCAAAGGCTATTTTTACAAAGAAAATGCTTGAAGATGCCAAGAAAACAATTACAGAACTTGGATATATGGATTCATTGAAGAGAAGATTTGCTAATCTGAATGATATTACTGTAAACAATGTATTGTTTTCAAATAAAGACGCTGTAAAAAGAATGATTGGTACGGATGATATTTTTGGTCAGATGGAAAAGGATATTGTTGTAAATCCTAAAAAATTCTCTAAGGTTGAAGAAATTTCAGCACAGAATTTTATTGATAAGGTACTTCCTACAGCAAAAGAGATTGAAGTATTTGTAGAGAACAAACATGAAAAGAATTTTGTATCTATGATTGCACCTGTTAATCCAGATGCTAAAACAATGTTTAAATGGAACAATGGATTATCATGGGCTTATTCAGGAAATATTACTGATTCTGATATGAAACAAAATGTAAAAGCTGCTGGTGGTAATGTCGATGGTATACTTAGATTTTCAATTCAGTGGAATGAAGATGGGAAAGATAATTATGATTTAGATGCACATTGCGTTGAACCAGATGGAAATGCAATTTATTTCGGTAATTGTAGAAAACCTAATTCATCTAAAATGAGTGGTCAGTTAGATGTGGATATTGTTCATCCAAATGGAAATGTTGCAGTAGAGAATATTACATGGCAGGATTTATCAAAAATGAAAACAGGAACATATAGATTCTTTGTTCATCAGTATTCAGGCGCAGTAAAACATGGATTTAGAGCGGAAGTTGAATTTAACGGTGAGATTTATTCATTTAATTATAATAATCCTATGAGAACTGGTGAAAAAGTTCAAGTTGCAGAAGTGATTCTTTATGAAAATGGTAATTTTTCAATTAAAGAAAAACTACCTGGTAATTCATCTATTTCGAGTCGTGAGATTTGGAATGTAAATACAAATCAGTTTATTCCAGTTTCAGTAATTAGTTATAGTCCTAATTATTTTGACAATCAAGATAAAATCAGTCATAGACATTTATTCTTTTTCTTGAAGAATTGTGTAAATAATGAAGAACCTAATGGATATTACAATGAGTTTTTAAAGAGTGATCTTGAAAAGCATAAAAGAGTATTTGAAGCTTTGGGTGCTAAATGTCATGTAGAAGATACCGATGATCAGCTTTCGGGGATTGGATTCTCAATGACAAGAAGAGCGGATTTAATTGTCAAAGTAAAAGGTGCAACAGAGCGTGTAATGAAAATTAAGTTTTAATAATTAGAAAAGGAGAATATTAACATGAGTGATATGAATTTATTTGAGGTAGCAACAAGAGCAAATTATCAGTTCCCATTTAGAGGAATGATTAACGTAATTGATTTATGGGATTTATCTCTTACAAATCTGGATTCTGTATTTAAAACTCTTAATGCAGAAGTGAAAAATTTGAAGAAGAGAGTCTTTTACATACTAAGTCAAAAGAAGATGAAGAGATTTCTAATAAAATTGAAATTGTTAAGTATATTGTTAACGTAAAACTTAATGAAAAGAAAAAGAGAGAAAATGATATAAAAAATGCTGAGACAAGACAGAAATTACTTGAAATCAAAGCTAAGAGACAAAACGCTGCTCTGGAAAATATGTCTGATGAAGAATTAGATAAAGCTCTTGCGGAATTAGAATAGTAATTATTAATGGCTGACTGATATATAGTTGGTCAGCCAACTTAATTATATAAATTTGAATTATGCCTTTCATTGGCTTT